TCAATTTGCACTGGAAGAAGAGGGCCTGATGTTTATGCCAGGATTCGCCCCATCGATGGGCAGCAACTGCCGCGGCGTAACGCCAGATCCACGCTTACGTGATGACTTTTATCTTATTGAGTAGTGACTTCCCCCTCCAAGACGTACGCCAACTCAGAAGAGCCAAGCGCGCCATCGGGCAACACCCTCGGCGCGCAATGCCCGGTACAGCACGGCTGTCGGCTTCCTTGCGACTGACTTCTACTGCTCCGGGCGGCGACGGGTATTGCTATTGCGAGGGCTAAAGGTCCATGACCTTAAGCGGTGCTTTGACTTTCTTCTTGCTCTTACCTTTGGCGTTGGCCTTTCCTTTCTGGCCCGCATTGCACTCGACCGTAGTGGACCAGCCCGCCTGGGTGAAAACTTGCTCGACCGAATCCACCAGGTAACTACCGTCCAAACCATCCTTGAACCCTTGTGCATCAATCTCGCGCTCCGCAAAGACGTCCGTGCGCCCTGGCATTTCCAGGCGGACGGACGCCGTCGAACGATTGAACCCGGCCAATCGCGCTTTGGCAGCGGCCTCGGCAGCGGTTTTGTTCGGGTGGATATGGCGATCCGTGTGCACTGGCGGTAACCCTTCCGGCTCACCGTCGTTGTCCAGCTCCAGCGTGACCAGCTCGCCCTTTTTATCCTGATAAGTTGCCTTGACGGCTTTCTTCACCGAGTCATCATCAAAACGAAATTGCCAGCGGCTGACATCGCTGCGCTTGATGAGCAGCACCGGCAAGGTCTTTCCGCTGGCACTTTTCCCACCCTGGCGCGGCAGAACAATCAACTTGCCATCGGCCACCTTGGCCGTGCAGTTGTACTGTTTCGCCAGTCGGGTGATGTAGTTCAGATCCGATTCCCCCAGCTGATCCGCCCGCTCGACCGTGGTCTGTACGGAACACTCAGGCGTCCAGCCATTGCGCTTGGCAATATCGGCCACGATGCTGGCCAGGCTCACCCCTTCCCAGCTACCGCTTCGGGTCGTCTTGGCGCTGCTGCGGGTGTCGCTGGACTTGCTGCGAATGGCGATGGTGTCAGGCGGACCGGACACCTCGATTGTATCGACTGTATATCGACCGATCAGTGTCAGTTTTTCGCCTTCATAGCCCAGGTAAACCGCCATGTTCGCCCCGCGCTTTGGCAGTACCACAGCGCCGTCGCGATCATCGATCCGCAGCTCGAAGTCGTCAGCATCAACCCCCGGCTTATCGACCGTGCGAATCATCAACATCCGGTCATTGATCAACTTCGTTATGTCCACGCCATCCGCGACAATTCGATAGGTTGGCTTCAAAAGTAGATCTCCAGAAATGCAAAAAGCCCCGCACAGGACGGGACTTGATCACGGCGTTGGCCGTCTAGTTGTCATCGTGTTGCCGAGCGCATCAGCTCAATCCCAGAGCTGGACCGTTTCGGCGGTTACGGCCACTAACTCAGGCAGGCGAATGACCACGCCCGCCCGAAACGGCTGAGGCTCGCGGCTCAGCCCTTCGTTGACATCCAGCACCGCTTCCACGGTGCCGTTTAGATGGCCGTAAAAGTTATAACAAATGGTGTCCAGCAGATCCCCACTAGACGTCCTGCATGTCGTCGCCATAGCGCACAAACTCCAGAGTGAACACCTGTTTACGTGGGATTCCGCCTTGCAATAGCGCGCCCTGCTCTTCGTCCAGGCTCGCCAAACACCAGCTGCCCAGCACGGTACCGTAACCGGTGGTCAACAGCAGCGGCCCCAATTGCTGGCCGATGCTGCGCAGCGTGTCGAGCTGCTTTAGGCCGCCTTTGAAGCCCGTGAAAATCGTACCTTTCATGGTCAGCTTCTCATCGCCCATGCCTACAGCCTGCTGCGCGGGTCGACGTGTCAGTCGCTCCTGACTGGCCCAGCGAAAAGCGGTGGTGCGCCGCAACTCGTCGAAGGCGGCGGTGTCCATATTGAAATAGTAGGGCTGCGTATTGGGCTTCAACGGCTGCATGATCATCAGGTGAGGAAACGCCTTTACCGCCTCGGGCGCCGGGGTCGCGTCCGTGCCGAATGCAGCCGTCGGCAGGATGGCCTCCGCCGCCGGACTGATCTTTGCGGCTAACTTCTTCGCCACTGCCATGGCCCGCGTCGCCTGCTCCTTAAGCACCCCCACCCGCTCCTGGACTTGCGTAAGGGCGCCAGTAACCTTGGTATAGGTCGCCACTACTTGGCCGACCTTGGCCTGGGCGGTCGCGATAGCCCCGGTGATCCGCTGAAGCTTCGCGCCGATCAGGGGGCCAACAAAGGGCAGGCTTTCCATTTCATCCGCAGCCCCGGTGATGTTACTGATCGCACCATTCACCGGCCCCAACATGCTGTCCACGTTCTTGCGCCCGGCCTCGCCAGCTTCCACTACGTATTTGAGGCCAGACTGCAATTTGGCTACATATTCCATCCTTCCCCCTTAAACGTGCGGATCGTCATAGTTGCTACTGCGCGCCGTCTGCTGCGCCATGCCGGTCATCATTCGCTGAATCTCCGGCATCATTTCCTGAGCCAGCTTTTGCGGGTCTTTGGCATCGCCCTGGACGGTGATCTGAAACACCGGAGAGAACGTGTTTTGCTGCTCGACCTTGGGCGGCCCCGAGGGGGTGGCAGCCTTGATCGGGGCCATCATGGCCGCTACCGGCGCCTTCCCATCGGACGCCTTGAACGAATTGGCCAAAGCATTCATATCGGGCACAGCCGAAGACGGCCCGTTACCCGTAACGGCGGACGGTGCCACCATCGGAGCCGGCGCCAAGGCCTTGCGCATACTCTCCATGGCGGCCAAACGCTCAGGATCGTTGACCTGTGACGCGCCCGGAAACCTGACCTTTTTTCCGTAAGGGTTTTTCATAAGGAATGGATCGGCGCTATTCGGATCGCTCGGGTCATACGACACCGAAGGGTCTAACGGCTGAGGTTTGTACTCGGAGGCAGTGGTGGTCGGTGTTGACGCAAATGAACCGGCCATGGTTTTCAGGCTCGGCACCGCTGGCCCAGGGCGAGGCCCCATCAACAACGGCGTAACCGGCGCTGATCCCGCCGCCGCGCCGGTGGGACTGCCGAACGCGGCTTTGCCCGCGTAGCCGCCCAGCGCACTGCCGCCCATGCTCCCCAAGTAGCCACCGATCAGACCACCAATGATGGTCCCGATCACCGGCACCACCGAACCAATGGCGGCGCCCGCCGCCGCGCCCGCCAGAGTGCCCGCCACGTTGCCCGCTACCGATCCGTAACCTTCGGCCTTCTCGTCGCGCGTTTCGGCGTTGTCGTAGACATCCTTGGCTTGCAGCCCGGCATCGAGCAGCACAAGCGGCCAGGCACCTTTGACCACGCTCCCTGGTCGAACCCCGCCAGGCTTGGCCGAAGCGCTGGCGGCAGGCGCAGGCGCTTTGGGTGTTTCGGTCGGCGGCTTCCAGCTGCTAAGCGGAGTTGGCTTGGCCGGAACCCGAGACCCATCGGAATACACCTGCATGCGCGGCTTAGCCGAACTCGGTGCCGTTGACGGCCCAGCAACCCCGCTCCGACCAGGCTTGCGCCCTTTAGTGCGTTTGTCGCGCTCATGACTGAGGTCGCCCAGATCTGGGCCGCCACCAGCGCCGCCCAGGCCATTGACCACCTGCACTTTTTGCACAACGTTCGGGTTGCCCATCATCGAGCCGCGCCCGATGTTTCCGAGACCTCGCAGGACTTTAAGGGAATGGAACAAGGTAGCGGCTGCCGCAACGGCGGTGCCAATCGCGACCGCACCGCCGACGATTTTTGGCGACTCGTCGGTGATTTTTTTCAGCGCGCCAAGCACGTTGGTTATTCCGTCAGCCACCCCATCGGTAATGGGTTTAATCGCCAAACCGATACTGGCCATTGAAGCTTCGATGCTGGATGTGGCGGCCGCCCATTTGTGTTTTGAAATCTCGCGTGCCTTCGCCGCATCCGCCTCGATCTTGGCCTTGCCGTCGGTCTCCTTGATGGTGCCCATGTCCGACTTAATGCTTGATCCGTACTTGATTTGAGCCAGCAAGCCGTCACTGGCACTCTGATCGCTGACGATGTTGGCCAACCCTGCCGCTTGAATCAGCGACACCATGGCCTGCTCTTGCTCGGCGGAGCCATCCTTCGATGCCTTGATCTTGGCCTTCATGGCCTCGACTTGCTTCGCTTTGGCCGGGTCTTGTTTCTTGACCAGGGCCGAGGTCAGCATGATGAACGCATCAACCGGGTTTTCTGCCTTGCCGCTTTTGGTCAGCGAGTTGATCGAGGCCGCCAAGTCGTAACCTTCCTTGGCGAAACGCTCCTGGCTGGTGCTGCTGATCACCGCATTGAGCAGGTTGTTCATGTTGGTCGCCGCCGACGCCGAATCTTGCGTCTGCTTGTATTGCGACTGCAGGCTGGCCCCGAGGAAACGCACCGCCTCCGGGCCTTCCATGCCAAGGCGTTTGATCGTGCCCAGCAGTGGCGGCATGTACTTGGCCATATCCTTGGGGCCAAACGCGCCGATATCACCTGCGGCGGCAACCTGACCCAGCATCGCACCCATGTCTTCCTTCTTGACGCCAGCTTCCTTGAAGGCGCTGAACAGCGTGGCAATGGTCTCCTTTTCCATGCCTTGGCCGTCCACCAGGTCGGCGATCAACCCGGCATAACCCGCTGACTCTTCCCAGTCGATACCCTTTTCAATCAGGCCGCCCACCGCCTCAGCCAGTGCTTGCTGACTCATGCCTTTGGCGGCCGCGACCTCACTGATCGACTTCGCCAGCTTGGCCTCATCCCCAGTGCCGGCGGTGTGTGCCCACAACGCCATCTGCCGGATCTGCGCCTCATAGTTGGCGGCGACCATCGTTGGAACGACCATCGCCGCGCCAGCTGCGGCCACCCTCCCCGCCGTGCTGCGCAGTCCTGCGCCGCCTTCGCGAACCTGACCTTGCCCCTTGGCCTTGAGCTCTGAGCTGCGCGCCGCCCGGTCCATCTGCCGATAGGCCTTCTCCAGATTGCGAACTTCCACGCCCTGGCGCTTCAGCACATCCAGGTTGGTTTCCAGCTTGCGCCGCAATCCATCCGCCGTAGCCGATCCGGTGGCGTGCGCTTTTCTCCACTCGTCCTGCAAACGCTTGGTTTCGCCGATGACCGATTGCAACACCCTGGACTTGGCACCCTTGTCTTC